CTTTGGCAGATAGCCGAAAAGATTATGGCTGATAGGGGTTGGTCTCCAGAGCAAAACCCTATAGAGTTCGATAGAGATAGAGATGACAGCCAGATTGTTCTTATCAAAGAAGATTTAGAAGAGATGCTTACTTATTTTCACTCAAGTGAGATTTGGTGCGAACATACTGGTTGTAAGAAAAAAGATATACTTATTTACACACATATTCACTAAGGACGTAATGAAACAAATGATTTATATATCTGGTCCGATGACTGGTTATCCAGAATTTAATTATCCGTTATTCAATCAAACTGCCGCGGTTCTTCGTTCTTATGGATACAGAGTATGTAATCCAGCAGAGTTTTTTGATGGCAAAACAGATTTACCAAAAGAAACTTATATGCGTCAAGATATTAAAGCCGTCCTCGATTGCGAAATGATTGTTACTCTTCCAAACTGGGAAGAATCGTCTGGGGCTCTACTTGAGGTTGAGGTTGCTCGTGCTTGTGGAATACCTGTTGTAGACTTACAAGAGTTCTTACTAAAAGAGAGGAACCCCTATCTTGTCTGATGATGTAGCAGTTCGTTGGAGCAATTACGACGAGTTTCGTTCCAGGATTGAATATGAAACAAGAAACAAAATCTCTGCTCAACTACAAACTAAAATTGCAGTTGTCAAAGAAGCAGGTCTGTCCACTCAACTTCTTGCTGGTCTAGAGTTAGCCAACGCTATTATTCTTAATCAGATACCAGAAGAAAATAATGAAAAGTTGGACGAGTCTTCACAACTACGTCTTATTTAGTCTTTGCTAGTATTTCCGTCCAAGGCGTTCGCCAAGGGTTTGTAACAATCATTTTTCCGTTGAGAGGGGCCTAAGTGTCTATTAATTTTTCCTTCAAGTTGTCAGAGGATTTCGTCGGCTCCTATAAAGACAAGCAAGCACCATTTGGATACCGAGACGCGGCAGGAAACTCTGTAGGAGAAATTACTTTCTTACGCACATATTCTCGTAAGAAAGAAGATGGAACAAAAGAAACTTGGGCAGAAGTTTGTGAGCGAGTGACAAACGGAACTTACTCAATTCAAAAAGATTACGCTAAACAACAGCGTCTTCCTTGGTCAGATACTAAAGCAGCAGCATCTGCTAAAGAATTTTTTGACCGACTATTTGAACTAAAGTTTAGCCCTCCAGGACGTGGACTCTGGGTTATGGGAACAGAGATTGTCAATGTTCAAAAGAACTCTGCTGCACTACAAAACTGCGCATTTGTTTCGACAAAAGAAATGACAAAACAAAATCCAGCAAAGCCATTTGTTTTTCTTATGGAAGCATCAATGCTTGGCGTTGGTGTTGGATTTGACGACAAAGGAGCAGACAAAGATTTTCCAATCTACGCTCCACAGGGAGAAGAGACATATGTCATTCCAGATACCAGAGAAGGCTGGGTTGAATCAACAGCGACCCTCATCAATGCCTACCTCAAGCCAGATAGCAAGACTCCAATATTTGATTACAAAGAAATCCGTCCAGCGGGAACGCCAATCAAAACTTTTGGTGGAACAGCAGCAGGACACGAACCGTTAGAAAAACTACACAACTACATCCACAAACTATTTAAGGGGCGTGCTGGTGAAAAGGTTACGAGGAAAGATATTGCTGACATTGGCAATCTTATTGGCGTTTGCGTTGTTTCTGGCAACGTTCGTCGCTCTGCTGAATTACTTATTGGTCGTATTGACGACCCTGATTTTCTTAATCTAAAAAACGCTGAAGTTTATCCAGAGCGCAACTCCTACGACCCTGCATCTCCTGGTTGGGCATGGATGTCAAACAACTCTGTAGAGGTATCTGTTGGCACAGACTTCTCTCCAATTATTGATGGCATTGTTCGCAATGGTGAACCTGGTGTTGTTTGGATGGATGTATCAAAAGCATACGGACGTCTTGCTGACCCAGTTAACAACAAAGACCATCGCATCGCTGGATACAACCCTTGCGCTGAGCAATCACTAGAATCTTTTGAGTGCTGCACACTCGTTGAGACATACCTCAATCGTCACGAATCAAAAGAAGATTATCTACGCACACTCAAGTTTGCTTATCTCTATGCAAAGACTGTCACTCTTCTTCCAACACACTGGGAAGAGACAAACGCAATTATGCAGCGCAATCGTCGCATTGGAACTTCAATGTCAGGTGTTGCTAACTTTGCTGATATTCATGGTCTTCCAGTTCTTCGCACTTGGATGGACGAGGGCTATCAAGTTATCAAGTCTTACGACACAACTTACGCAGAGTGGCTTGGTATTCGTGAGTCAATCAAGATGACAACGGTTAAGCCTTCTGGCACCGTTTCCATTCTTGCAGGTGAATCTCCAGGAGTTCACTGGACTCCAGGTGGCGAATACTTCAATCGCGCAATTCGTTTTGCTAACAACGACCCAATGCTTACGCTATTTAAGATGGCTAACTATCGTGTTGAACCAGCATCAGAATCTCCTGATACAACTTCTGTCGTCTTCTTCCCAATCAAGTCTGATGCAAAGCGTGCAGAACGAGATGTCACTATCTTTGAAAAGATGGCACTTGCTGCAACAGCACAACGCTATTGGTCTGATAACTCAGTTTCAGTAACTGTCTCCTTTGACCCAGAGACCGAAGCAGAGCACGTTGACACTGTTCTACATATGTATGACGGCCAACTCAAGACTGTCTCTTTCCTACCTTCAGGAAACTTCTCTTATCCTCAAATGCCTTACACCCAGATTACCGAGAAGGAATATGAAGAAGAAGGAACTATGAAGTTGTTCCCTATTGACTTCTCAGGCATTTACGCAGGTCTTGGCGCAGAGGCTATCGGCGAGGCGTATTGCACAACCGATGCTTGCGAAATAAAATTGATTACGGAAAATCAAAAGGATAAATAGTGCTCTTCAAAAACACTCCGTCTTGTCTTGGGATAGAAACGGATTTGTTTTTTACAGAGGATGAAAATAGTAACTATTTATATCTAGACCAACTAAAGCGGATGTGCGACTCCTGTCCAGCAAAACAAGAGTGCTTTGATTACTCCATAGAGTATGCAGTCTTTGGGTTATGGGCAGGAACTACTAAGAATGAAAGAGACGACTACAGGAGCAAGCACGGGATAGAAGGTAAGACACTTGTCCCCCTCTCCCTCATAAAAGAACTAACACCTGACTCAGACCCGCTAAACTTGGACCTCATTTCAAGACATAAGGAGTCGGACCCATGGCAGTAGAACACAAGCACATCCTCATCAATGCTCGGGTCAACAACCCGCTCAATCGCTTTGAGGAAGCAACAGAGTTTCTTTCAGATTTAGTAGACAGAGTTGGTATGAAGGTTCTTATGGGACCTCACGCAACTTACGTCAATACCCCTGGAAATCAGGGAGTTACAGCAATTGTTGGTATTGAAACCAGCCATATTGCTTTCCACGTCTGGGATGAAGAACAACCAGCCCGTCTTCAGTTTGACCTTTACACCTGCGGTTCCTTAGATAAGGATGTAGTCCTAGAAGCAGTTCATCGTAAGTTTGATGTTGTCAGCGCTGACTATCGTATCTATGACCGAGAGACTGGTTTTGTCCTTCTAGAAGAGGGAACTCTTCCTTCATAACAAAATCACCTTTTTCGTCCAACAGTAGAATTGTCTCTGGAGGACACAATGTCAAAAAGGTTATTAGCAGCGCTTACCTTGGTCTGCCTATCCCTTACAGGGTGCGGCTATCAAGGTCATTATCGCTACCCATGTCAGGACCCTACTAATTGGGAAAATGCGGAATGTAAGCCACCCGTTTGTGAAGTTGCTGGAACCTGCCCTGAAGATTTAGTTGGCGAAGACATTGTGAACCCACCAACAGATGTAACTACAACGGACGGAACAAACAATGGCTAAAGACAGGTTATCCCCAGCAGAGTTAGATGCTCGCTTAAAATTTATTCTAGGCATCACACTTGGCGGAATTCTTTTACTAACAGCAATCGGAATCCTTTATGGACTTCTTTTTGTATCTCAGCCAATCAATCAACAGTCTGAGAACGACAAGATGTTCTTCAACGTGCTTGGTTCTGTCGCAACATTTATTACAGGAACTTTGGCTGGTCTCCTTATTGGAAACTCAGGTGCTAAAGACATTATGGCAGCCCAACTTCAAAACAAAGAGATGGATGCTAAAAACACTCAGGCAGACAAAAAACTAGAGTCTGAACTAGAGATTGCAGAAAAGAAAGTTGACGCAGAGATTGACGCAACAGCGGCACGTCTTGCGGCAAAACCAGATGGCGCAATGCCAGAAGAGAAGCCAGTTGATACCGACTGGGATAAGGAGTAATCATGGGAGCCATTAGAGCAGCACAAAAAGCAGCAGCGGAAGCAGCAGAAGCAGCAGCAAAAGTAGCAGCAGCAGACAAAGCAGAACGCGATGCTCGTGAAGCAGCAGAAAAAGCAAAGAAAGAAGAAGAAACAAAAAAGTCTAAATCTTTCTTTGATGATGAAGAGGACAAGGACTAATTGAACCTAATACAGGCTTCAATTATTTTTGGACCAATAATTATTTTATTAGTCGCTTTTTGGAAGGATATTAAGTAATGTCACAAGATTTTCCAGTTCCAGCACCATCGGACTCAAAACCACAAGGTAGCGTTGCTCGCTTTGTTCAGGTTGCTAAGTCTCAGGTTGGCTACATTGAAGGTCCTAAGGATAACGAAACAAAGTATGGCGCTTATGCAAAGGCTAACTTCCAACCTTGGTGCGGAAGTTTCGTTAACTGGTGTGCAAACGAAGCCGGCGTAAAAGTTCCTAATACTGTTTATACCCCAGCGGGAGCCGCAGCATTTAAGAAGGCTAACGCTTGGATTGATACAGATGTTGCTGACCCAGAGGCAGGAGACATTGCCTATTTTGATTTTCCGGCAGATGGCGTTAATCGTATTAGTCACGTTGGAATTGTTATTGAAGACAATGAAGACGGAACTGTTTGGTGCATTGAAGGCAACACTACTAATCGCAAGGGCGGAAGCCAGCGAAATGGTGGAGAGTGCTGTAAGCAACTAAGAGCCTACAAGAAGAACTCAAAGGGAGTTCAAATTTCTATTGTCGGCTTTGGTCGTCCTAAGTTCAAAACAGGAGGAGCATCCGCTTCTGCTGCACCAAAATCAGCACCATCAACAGCACAAAAGGTAGCGCCTAAGAAAAAGACATGCTCTTCTTGTGGTCAGGAAATTAAATAATGTATATCTATCGCGTAAAGAAAGTTCATAAGGTTGTTGATGGAGACACTATTGATGTTGACATTGACCTAGGTTTTAATGTCTCTTACTATCAAAGAGTTCGTCTTGCTGGAATTGATACTCCAGAATCTCGCACAACTGATGCTAAAGAAAAGAAACTTGGTCTTGAAGTAAAAGAAGAACTCAAGAAGCGTCTTTCAGTTGCTACTGACATCGTAATTAAAACTCAAAAGCCAGACTCTACTGAAAAGTATGGTCGCATCCTTGGATGGCTTTATCTTGATGGCGCAGAACTTTCTGTTAACGAAGCACTCATTGCTGGCGGTTACGCTTGGTCATATATGGGCGAAACAAAAATTAAAGATTTTGCTGCTCTAGAAACCAAGAGAAAAGCGGCTGGAACGCTATAGTTCTCCGATGAGAGAACTCTTTCTAACGCTTATCTTCCCGCTATATTGTTTTATATCGGGAATGGTAGTCATGTATATCTGGCAAAAATACGGAAAGAAGTAAAGTGGCTATCTACGAATATCAGTGCGAGCACTGCCAACAACTTACTGAAACTCAAATTCATTTTGAAGTTGGTCCAGAATGCCCAGCGTGCTTTAGGACTATGAAAAGAGTTTGGACAGCACCGGCGGTTCAGTTTAAGGGCCGTGGTTTTTACTCCACTGGAGGATAATTACTTAGCGCCAGAAAGTCTTGGATTAGGAACTTTCTTTAGTTTGTAGCGACCACGCTTTTCATTGAAAACAAGAGTCCAAATAGTTTTCTTATATGCTTTACCGTTGGGACGATTAGCCCCACTCATAACTTTTGCGGGAGCGCTTACTCCACCTTTTCCTTTAGCCATAGAAGAATTCTAGAGCATATTGTGTTAGGGTATAGGAGTAAACACGCGGGTGTAGTTCAATGGTAGAACTTCTGCCTTCCAAGCAGATAGTGCGGTTTCGATTACCGTCACCCGCTCCAATTTGACGTGTCGCACCAATAACGTAGAGATGAAACAGTTAAACTTAACACTATGAGTGAAACAGTCTTTGATGTAGACACCGACACCCTCCTTGTAGATGACACGGGTGAACATGACCGTTTTGCTCACTATGTTGAAAAAGATGCTGCTACCCGTTCAATGGTTTTTGGGGAGCCAGTTATCGCCCTCTGCGGAAAGGTCTGGGTTCCATCCCGTGACCCAGAAAAGTATCCAATCTGCCCAACATGTAAGGAACTATTCTCGATGATGTCAACTGGTGGAAACTAACAATGATAAGCACAGAGGCTCCGAAGACCGTGAAAGTTATTGGACCGTTAGAGCGCTGCGACAGGTGTATCGGAAAAGCAGTATTTATGGTTGTATTCAATAACGGAGATTTATACTTTTGTGCCCATCACTTTAGAGAACACGAAGATAACTTTATAGAGAGTGCTCTAGATATTTATGACGAGCACGATGAAGTTCCTATCAACCCGTCTGATTTGGACGTGGAGTAGTTTTCTTCTTTGGTCTTTCTTTATGGATAAACTCTCTTAGCGAGTGCATCCTAAAATAAGCGTCACCACCGCCATCTAATATTTCTATAATCTCATCAATGATTTGATTGCGTGCTTTGGCACACCCATTGCAGGGACACTTCCACTTACTCACTTTTATTACCAATGCGCTTTTCAATATGAGCAATCTTTTTATTCACTGGTCGCAATAATATCTTTACTATAGGAATATCTAGTAAAACTCCTATAATTATTCCAGCAGCAAACCACCAAAACTCATTCATATAGACATCCACCCTTCATATTCAGCATCAGGATTGGCTTCTTTCCATTCCTTCATTTTTCTATTTTCTTCTACCCAGTTCATTCTATGGCTAGGTTTTCCGCAAAACTGGCAAGGGTCACTCTCTACTTCTTCATAAACGTGACGACAGATAGGAAAGTCCACCATCTTTTTCTCCAGTTCCTATTCTTTCTCTAGCCATCTCGGCATATTCGGGATTTAGTTCTATACCCACAAAGTTTCTTTCGTGACGTAAAGAAACAACTCCTACTGTCCCAGAACCAGTAAATGGGTCTAGAACTAAACCACCGACTGGGCTTCCAGCAAGAACGCATGGCTCCACGAGTTCTTCTGGCATGACAGCAAAATGCGCTCCAGGAAAAGGTTTAGTTTTTACATACCAAACATCCCTTTTATTTCTTTTGCCATCATAAACTTTATAAACAGGAGGTCTTGCATTTACTCCTGGAATTCCTTGGCGTTCGGCAGAACCTTTAGCACCTTTAGTTCCAGCAGGAATAACTCCATCTTCTTTCATTGCCTCACTATCAAAATAGTATTTAGGAGACTTGCTCAAAAGAAAAACATATTCGTGAGACTTAGTGCATCTATCTTTTACAGACTCTGGCATTGGATTTGGTTTTGCCCAGATAATGTCTTGTCTTAGATACCAACCATCTGCTCTTAGAGCAAAAGCAAGCATCCATGGAATACCAACTAAATCTTTTGGCTTAGTTCCTTCAGGAACAAGTCCACCAGTTTTCTTTTCTAGATGACGCTCATTGTGTTTCTTTCCTAAGTTTCCAGCAGGTCCTTTTCCAGAACCAGAGTAACTATCACCAATATTGAGCCACAAAGTCCCTTCATCTTTGAGAACCCTTTTTACTTCTCTAAATACTTGGACCATCTTTTCTACATACTCATTTGGGTCTTGTTCTAGTCCAATTTGTCCGTCGTTGTTGTAATCACGCAAACCCCAATAAGGAGGAGAAGTTACGCAGGTATCTACTGTTTTATCGCCTATCTCAGCAATTTTGGCAAGAACATCTCCTACCTTTATCTCACAATTCATTTACAGCAGCCACCCTTTTCTTTGCTATCTCAACATACTCAGCGTTTTGGTCTATCCCTATAAAAGAAAAACCATCAATCACCGCTGCTCTTCCCGTTGAGCCAGAACCCATAAATGGGTCAAGCACAACTCCAGCGGGAGGAGTAATCAAGCGTATCAAGTAGCGCATCAATTCGGTAGGTTTTACGGTTGGGTGTGTGTTCTTTTCTTTACCTAGTCCGTCATTTCTTTCTTTGGTATTTGTTTTAGCGCAGTAAAAGAATCTTGCAGCACTGCCGTCATCACCCATTGCTCTGAACCCACCTTCAGTTTCTTGTCCAGATGCAAAAGTTGTTGCTACTGCCTTTCCACGCTTGGCTGGATACGCTCCTCCCTTTGAACGTGGGAACAACTTTGTCACCTCATCACTGCCATCGTGAATAAGATTTGCTGGAAAGCGCCCACTACTATTTATTTCTTGTTCGTAGTCTGGCTCAGTTTTTTGACCAAATCCAGACCACTCTTCAAGTTTATTAATTGGAACAGGCTCACCTGGCACTCGTGACTCGTCAATATTAATAGCACCAGTTCCCCAAGCCAATAAATTATCTACAACAGTTCCTTCTAAAGGTTTTCTTGCCATAACAATTGGCTCGTGCGCCGGCTTGAGGGCAGTTCCCCAACCAGCATATTCTTCTGGGTCTAAACCTTTCTTTTCTAAAGCAAGACCCACATTCATTGACTTCGGGAACCCAGAGCCATAAACCCACATAATTTGGTCACGAATTTCAAATCCAGCATCTTCAAGTCCACTAGCAAGTCTGTGATAAGTACGAGAACCGCCAAAGGCGAGAATATATCCGCCTGGCTTTAGAACTCTATAGGCTTCTTTTGCCCAAGACTCACACCACTTTTGGAACTCCTGCATTTCAAATAAACCACGAGAAAATCTAATTCCGTGATTAAAACCTTTATCGTGAAAAATTCCGTTTGTTGATTTGTCTGTTACTTTGACAACTTCTGATTTTTTCCAAGGAGCATCCCAATCCTTACCCATGAACTCAAGACCATAGGGTGGGTCAGTGACAATTGAATCAACGCTATTTTCAGGAAGCGTTTTTAGAACTTCTATACAGTCGCCTTGGAGAATGGTATTCATTGGCAAACATTAACACAAACACACAGCACCCTCCCCAGTTCATCCTCCGTTTCTTTTAACGGAATGAAGGGGCGAAAAAATCACTCATCCATCATAGAGATGCCAAGTTTATCAATCTGAAGAAGGAAACTAAAGTGTTCTCCCATCAGTTCAATACTGGCATTATCAATACTCATAAATCTATCTTTAGGTTCTATCTCCCAATAATCAATAGTGTCATAGGTAGGACGGAGATAGTTCAGAGTATGGTTGACCAAATACTCTGGACGCAGAGCAAACTCACCATTGATTGCTGGAGAAGAGGCAATCTTTACAGTTCCAGCACAGATAATGACCCATTTTTTACTCGCACCTTTCATATAGATAAAAAGGTTGTCAGCGCCATCATCTATACCCTCGATAGGGAAAGAGCACAGTTCCTCATTCAACTGAGCCCAAATCTTATTGGTGTCTTCTATGCTAGTTATCATCTTAGAACTCTACACTAAAATAAGAGGATGGAAGAGCGAAACGACGAGTATTACAACCAAGAATTCATCAAGATGTTCCATGACTCTGGTTATCGTACGGACCAAGAAGATTTTGTCATGGAAGTTATTACTGGTCTCTATGACTATATGTCTTCTAAAACTAACCTTATGCGAGAAGAACTTAGTCACTATATTGTCGAAGTTACCAAGTTAGTTGGCCCAGAGCACGTTCAAACTCTCAGCGTTGACGACATGGTTGACTGGATAAATTGGGTCTTAGAACAGAGAAAAGAAAAGTAGCACATCAACATACTTTTAGAGCAATTTGTCAGGGAAGTATATTAAGGCAAGTTGCGCTCTTTGCAAATCTGTACTAAACTGTAATCAAATGACTCAAACACGAAAGGATTTATACATGTCTAGCCCGTATACAAAAATCAATCACACTCTGCCAAAGGAAGTTTACAAGGCATTTGAAGAGATTGGCGATGACATTGAAAAGCGCAATAACTACATTGCAGCCTTGCGACAGAGCCAGTGGTCTTTACAATCAATTGCTGATGCAGTTGGTTTTACCCGCGAGCGCATTCGCCAGATTTGCGAAGTTATTTCTGCGCCACAAAAATCTTCATACCCGCTACCAACACCGCCGTTGAAGCCAATCAAAGAAAAGCGTGTTCTTCCAGAACCAGACCCAAAGAACATTGAACGCTTGCTCAAACTTCAGCCAATGGCGCAACAAGTGCGCTCGCACTCGGCTAAGTTTCGCAAGGAAGCAGAAGAATACTCTGCACTTGTTTACAAGGTTTACAAGGAAGATGGAGTATCACTCTTCCGTCTTGCTAAGTATCTTGGTGTAACTCACGGTGCGCTTCGCTTCCGTATGGCTCGCTACGGCTATATCAAGAGCAAGAACCCTAAGAGCAGTTGCTACCAACCAATTATTGAAAAGAACCGCTATGTCCTCAAGTCATAGTTTAGAACCTAAATTTGGGTGGGGACATCAACAAGCCCTTGAAGACTACAAAGAAGAACTAGCCAAGAAGATAGAGTCTTTGTATGTTGACTCTAGTTGGCGTCCTCAAGAGGTAATTGGCGCTATTACTAAGATGATTAGAGAGTCTTAGTAATTGTCTAATCCAGAAGAAATTCTTCTCAAGGCAAAGGTCCTAATTGCTACTCCCTGTTACGGGGGAGTCTGCTCTGCGGACTATATGACCTCTATGACGCAACTTGCTGCCCTTTCTGTGATGCATAAAATTGATATTTCTATAGTGACAATAAAGAACGAAAGTCTTGTCACTAGAGCAAGAAATAATCTGGCATCTCAGTTTCTTGCTGACCCAACTTTGACTCATTTGATGTTTATAGACTCAGATATTGGCTTTAGTCCTAATGATGTAATAAAACTCATCCTAAGAGATAAAGATGTCATTGCTGGTCCTTACCCTCAAAAGCAACTAAATTGGAAAGGGATACAGCAGAGTGCCCAAAGCACTGGGTCAGAGGAGGATATGAAAATCTCATCTCTTGTTTTTACCCACAGCGTCAAAGATGAAGGCGGAGTAATACAGACTAGATTAGATATGCCTAATGATGTTTTTGAGGTTGACTATGTTGGAACTGGATTTATGCTCATCAAGCGCGAGGTTTTTGAGAAACTTAGAGACAGTATGTCTGATGATGATTGGTATAAGTATCCTGACTCCGAGATAAAAATGTATGACTTTTTTCCAGTCCACATAGATAAAGTAAATAGGCTTTATTTAGGCGAAGATTGGACTTTTTGTAGTAAATGGAAGGCTCTTGGTGGGCAGATATGGATTGACGGAACTATCCGTTTAAGGCATATAGGCTCTTATACCTTCGGTTTATAGCCCGTATAATTTATCTCCTGTAACCGCTTTGATTCATAAGGAGACTGGGGAATATGGTCACCGGTGTAATTAATCTGGTTTGTCCTCAGGGGTCAACATTTCGTCGCACTCTGACATGGAAAACTGGGGTCACCCCTATCAATCTTACTGGCTACTCGGCTAGGATGCAGGTAAGAGAGACCCATGCTTCATCTACTATTGTAGTAAGCATTACTAGTGGAAGTGGAATCACCCTTGGTGGTTCTGCTGGAACTATTGAACTTTATCTATCCAACATAACAACAGCGAATATTCGCTCTGGTTTCTATGTCTATGACTTAGAAGTTGTTGCCCCCAATGGTGATGTGTCACGACTTATTGAGGGAAAATTTGAAGTCACTCCTGAGGTAACACGATGAGCAGATGCGGTTGCGGACGTCCACACGACTCCATGATTATTCAGATGGATAATCCTTGCGTTGAAGTTTCGCTTGGTTGTCCAGGACCGCAGGGAGCAATCGGTCCAACCGGAGCAACAGGGCCAGCATCAACAGTTGCAGGTCCAACAGGACCGACAGGAGCCACTGGCTCTACTGGACCAACAGGAGTTGGAGCAACGGGTTCCACGGGACCAACTGGTGCAACAGGAGCGCCAGGACCTACATACAACATATTTGACCAAGACTTAAACACAACCAATACAGTAACTTTTGCGAATATTCTTGCTAAAACAGAAAATTCAAGTATTGGAACTCTTGAAAACCCTTTCAAAGATATTTGGGTGTCTGCTGGCTCTTTGAATATTGCTGACGCTGATTTTGTAACAGATGGCGTATCTATTAAAAACACCGAGGGATATATTGTTTTTAGTCGCGGTGGTATTGAGGTTACAGACAACAGTGGTGATTATCAGATATTTCAATTAGACCCTACTGGAACCTTGACTCTTCGTTCAGAGGTTTCAGAAAGTGTTGAAAATGCTGCACTAGAGATTATTGGTTCTTTAACTAAAAACCAAATTGACCCCGGTAATCTAGGAGTAATGATTCACATTACTGGATTGAGAGACAATCCTTCACGCATTTATAACGATTCTTTTGGGACTGGAGCATACTCTGCTTATATTGGTCGTCATGCCAATGGAACAGTAGATAACCCTACAGGAATGCAGTCTGGGGAAATTGTTTCTCGTCTAGGAGCAAATCCATTTTTATCATCAGGTGAGTTTTCTCCAATATCAACTATGCGTATTGATTTTGTTACTAGTGAAAATCAAACATCAACAAATAGAGGAAATGAAGTTCAGGTTTGGACAACTCCACTAGGAGCAACAGGACCATCTCGTTCATTTACTCTTAAGAGCACAGGATTAGTTTTTCCAGACGGAACAATTCAACCAACTGCTCAACTTGTTGGTCCTACAGGAGCGACAGGACCAACTGGCGCACCATCTACTGTAACTGGTCCAACTGGAGCACAAGGGTTACAGGGAATTGTCGGACCTACTGGTCCACAAGGAGTTCAAGGAATTCAAGGCATTCAAGGCGCGGTAGGTCCGACTGGCTCAACAGGCCCTACCGGAGCAACAGGAATGACTGGTGCAACAGGTGCTGCATCAAATGTAACTGGCCCGACTGGACCCACTGGTGCAACAGGTCCGCAGGGGATTGGTATTACAATTCAGGATTACCACGATACCTATGAAAGTTTTATTGCGGAACATCCAACAGGTGCTACTGGTGACGCACACATTGTTGGTGGAAGTCTTTATGTTTGGAATACTTCTTCATGGCGCAACGCGGGAAATCTTTTAGGACCAACAGGACCAACTGGTAGCGTTGGTGCTACAGGTTCTACAGGCCCAATGGGTGCAACAGGCCCAACAGGAGCGCAAGGAATTCAAGGAAACGTAGGACCAACTGGTCCTGAAGGCATAACTGGACCTCAAGGAATTCAAGGAATTCAAGGTGTTCAAGGAATTCAGGGAATTACCGGTCCAACAGGAGCAGTAGGAGCAACAGGCTCAACCGGACCGACAGGTTCACAAGGAATTCAAGGAGTAACTGGACCGACAGGAGCACAAGGTGCACAAGGACAACAAGGTATTCAAGGCAATACTGGCCCTACTGGCGCTAACGGGGTTATTGGGGCTACTGGCCCTACTGGGCCTCAAGGAGTTAGCGGAAGCGTTGGAGCAACAGGACCCACTGGAGGAGTAGGAGCAACTGGCCCTACAGGAGCAAATGGACAAGTTGGAGCGACTGGACCTACAGGTCCTCAAGGAAGCACAGGAACAACGGGAGCAACTGGCCCGACTGGACCTCAAGGAAATGTGGGAGCAACTGGACCAACTGGTTCCACAGGAGCAGCCTCTACTGTAACTGGACCAACGGGAGCGCAAGGGCCTACTGGACCAACTGGCGCAGCAGCAACTCTTCCTGATGGATGGACTGCTTACACACCTGTGTGGACAGCAACAACTACAAACCCAACTATTGGTAACGGTTCAATTACTGGAGCCTACGCAGTATTTGGAAAGACAGTTCACTTTAGAATTCATATTGTTAATGGCTCAACTACAACTGAAGGCTCTGGAAACTACGCAGTAACACTTCCACTAGCGCCTATTGCTACTCAGAAGTGGACATTCGTGGGAGCAATTGGAACTGGAATCAACTTGATATGGGGACTTGCTACAGGAACAACTTCTATCCTTCTTTACGCAGGAACATCTACAACAACGGTCTCTCGTGTAACATCAACCTTCCCAGTAACTTTTAGTTCTGGAGACACCCTTTCAATTAGCGGAACTTACGAAATCCCATAATTTGACTTCTTTTAGTCAAACCTGTAGTTTACTGGAGATGAAGCCAAGAATTATGAATTGTTCGCGTTGCAACAAAGAACTAAAAGCCACTGGTTTTGGTGGCCATGAAAATGCTCTTCGTGTTAGATTAGACGGAGGCTACGCTGAATTTGTAGACACCATTGTTTACGGAAGAGATGCTCAGACTAAGCATCCTCTTGGTCATCTTTTATGTCATCAATGTGGACATGAACTGATGACGTGGCTAGGAGTGCCAAAATCCCATATAAAACCCTGGCACCCTCTTGACGAGAGCGAACCTCTCTGTGGCGGTTGGGTGGTTCTTCCTGGTTCATCATGGGACTAGTAGCCTAAATCCTTAAAATACTCCATGCCTCTATCTGTGGCGCTAAAGTGAGCATTTAGATTTTCGTCATAATCAACTTTTACAAAACCTTTTTCATACAAACTCATTAGTCCATCATTTACGCCCTGCATTATTTCGTCATACATTTCTGGCATAAGAGCCTTCATCAGAGGAAAGTTGTAGACGTAGGTAAGTTCCCCATCTTCATCAAACCCATCCTCTTCTAAAATACCAATTTCAATCAAAGAGTCAACAAAGGCATCTTCGTCATCTGGGTCCAAAGGCTCAAAAGCGTCCATTAACTAAACATAGCACTGCTAGACTTATTTGTATGGCTTACGCACGGTTTCTTAAATCAGATTTATATGTAATTATGTCTTCAGGTGGCTTCCTTTATTGTGTCACCTGCACTCTTATAGATGATATGAATGGCGCAGGATACTCTGCCTATAACACACAGGACATGATTGACCACATCAAACAACATGAAAGTGTTGGACATAGAGTTCCAGAAAATATTTACGAAGAACTGCTCAAAGATGACGCAGAAAACTTCCCAAAAAACACACAAAACACACAACCCTCCCCCACTCCTCCTCTTCCGTTAACGGAATGAAGGCGCGAAAAAACACACTTTTCATTGTATAACTTATAAGTAAATAATAAACACAAATCACCTTTTCTTTTTAGCCTTACTCTTTTAACTAATGGCTAATAAAAAGAAGAGTGCGTCAGTAGGACACACCAAATCAATTACAAAAGCCAAGGGAATTGGTAAAGCCATACACCTGCTCGCCCTAGAGGGTAAGTCCTATAGACAAATAGCAAGCGAGTTAGGTGTTTCTAAAGGAACTATCTCCTACCACTTAGGTGATGACCAAAGAACAAAGACAACAAATAGAACAAAACATTATCGCTCGCAGATAGATGCCTACCTTCAAAAGCAAAAGTCAGAGGTCAAAAACTGTCCGGACTGCGGTGAAGAGAAGCAGTGGTTTCAAATGGACTTTGACCACGTTCGCGGGGTAAAGAAGTTCAGCCTTTCCCAATACCATCGCCACACCCAGAGCCTCAAAGTTGTTCAGGCTGAGGTGGCTAAATGTGACATTGTTTGCGCTTGTTGCCATAGACTACGAACCTACATAAGGGCTATGGAGGCAAAAATCGCTCGTGAAACTGAAGTGGACTAAAGAACGCGACCAACGTTTTTGGGATAAAGTCTGGATTGACGAAGAAGAAGACGATTGTTGGTACTGGATTGCTGCCACAACAAGCAGAGGTTATGGAGCATTTGCTTATACTAAAACAAAGATTATTACTGCCCACAAACTGTCCTACTGTCTTGCTAAGAATAAAGGTGTATTAGTCTCCCCCGAGTTTCACGTTATGCATATGTGTGATAACAAAGTCTGCGTCAACCCAAATCATTTGATATTAGGAACTGCCAAAGAAAACAATCGAGACGCAATAGAGCGTGGATTGAACATCTCCATTCATAAGATTGTTGGACGCCCCAGCCTTGAGAGCCACTGTAGGCATGGACATGAAAGAACTCCAGAAAACACTGTTTACAAACAAGGCTACCCACTCTGTGCCACCTGCGTTCGAGAGAGTAATCGTAAATCTAAACAAAGAGTAAAAAGAAGAAAACTAGAGGGAGTAAAATAGTGCTGCTGGGCCACTCCTTAGTGATGGACTAGTTACCACTGGCCCCCCGCAAATTGTCCACAATTGACGGGGGCGCCAGCCCAGCAAACACACAAAACACACACCCCTACCCGCCTTTCCCGCTTATAAAGGAACGAAGGCGCGAAGATTTGCACTTTTTATTGTATAGGTGTATTCTGTAGCCATGACACAGACCATAGACCAGACAAAGTTCTACAACATCATTGATGAAACATTTGTATGTTGCGACGAACATCAATTTGTTTATTACTGTAAATCCCACTCAGAGAGAATGGGTTGCCAGTTCTGCCAGTTTGACCCTTACACAAAGTGTGGCTGCGATGAGTAAACAAGTTGCAGCAAACCGCGTAGTTATCTGCCCTGAGTGTAAGAAAGAGATTGAAGTCCGCTCTGCCTTTGCTCACAAAACTTTAGTAAGCCATCTTAAGGAGCATAAGAAATGAAACTATTTGGATTAGAGATAAAAAGACAAGAGAAGCCACTTTCTAGTGGCAAAATGACTGCTTGCTACGGCTGTGGAAAACAATTCTTTCTTTACCCTCACAAGGTAAGAGTGATGAACTACTGCTCACAGTGCGCTCCTAAGGTCATATAAAGCCCACACCAAAAACACACCACACACACTCCTTCCCCGTTCCCCTTCGGTTAACGGAATGAAGGCGCGAAGAATCGTGTTTTCTATTCTATAGATTTCTGACGGTGCTTTAGTCCCGTTGCCTCGTAAGCATCTATGGCATCGTCCATCGTGTAGGGGTGCTCTGCCGAGCAGTTGCCACAATTACGACACACTGTCATCACCATGGTCTTCGCAGACGGGAAATAGTTTTTCTTTGATTGCTTTGATGCCTACTGATTTTTGGTCGCAGAAATGACAGACCGACCATAGAGCAAGGTTTTTCTGACGAAGGTGGTCTAGGTAGTCCACTAATCGCTTGTCCTTACTCCATTGGGTGTGTTGGCTTGGCACTAGACCATTATAACTGTATGGTTTATCTACTAAGAAAGAAAAGGATGAAAATGATTAGTGATGATGGCGTAATGACCCTAAGAGTCAAAAGAGTTACTGTTGACGGAAAGCCCACCCACTGGGATGTTGAAGGCGAGATAGTCAGAGACGGGGAATCTAGTGGAACCTTCGGCTGCACCTCCCCGACCTTCTATAGCGGGGTGGATGCCTTCTTTGACTACCTTCACGAAGAACTCAAGGATGAAGAAGACAATCAGTGGTTGTTGTTCCATGCCAAAGACAAACACACAGAACACACACCTCTACCCCTTTCGTCCTCGGATAATGACGGAACGAAGGCGGACAAAACTGAAGATTCTATTGTAGAGAAAAAACTCTTATGACATATAACCCTGGTTACGACATTGATTTTGATAAAGACCTTGAGAGAGGCAAAGTTGGAGAAGATGCAGTTCGTAATCTTCTGACTGGCACTGCTGAAGTCAAAACAGACTACAGAGTTCACGAGACTCAAAACCTCTATGTAGAGTTTGAGCAGTTTGATATGCATGGCAACACTTGGCCTTCAGGAATTTCCACAACGACGGCTGACCGTTGGTTTTTTGTTTCTGGCACATCAACAGAAGATGGTATGTGGACTACCCCAACTAAACTTCGAGAAGTTATCAACAATCATGTCATTCCTCGTGGTAAAGATGGCATAGGAACGCAGACGGTTGCTAATGAACACACCAACGGCTCTCGTGGCTATTTAGTTCCCATACTTCATCTTTTGAGATATATGGGTTTTTGTCAGTAATTACAGGAGTTGTTAAAACAGACCCCGTGACACCCGTGAAAGTTGTTCGTAGTTGAAGCCTAGTATATTAACACACCATATATATCCAATGCCAAAAATCGTCCAATATGACACTTAGAAATAGGGCATATTTTTTATACACCATTAGTTGTAAGAGTGTATATCTTGGTGTATGGTTATAGGCAACATAGTTCACATACGAGAGGAAACGACACATGGACTGGAAACAACCGTTTGAAATAGCCTTTGAATTAGGTCTTTGGGCTATTGGCTGGGCTTTGGTAGCAATCATTGGAATGTTTGTTCTGGTGGTTTTAGTTGCCATAGTCAAGGGCTTTATTCATATTTTCCGTGGAAAGAAGATTTCTACCAAACCGACCAAGGCTTCTTTTAGATTGGTCAAGGGTGATGGTAAGAAAGAGTAAAACTGTAACTATCAACTTTGGCTGGGGGACTTGGGATAGTTGGGGCTTTGGTCTCAACTACTGCCCCTATGCCCAGTCCGTAACCATAGAGTTTATTCATTGGTATTTCTATGTAGAAATGTGGAGCCCTCGTGACAACTAAAAAAGTTGCTTATTGCTATGCCCGTGTCTCTACCGCGATGCAAGCAGAAGAAGGTGTAAGCCTTGATGCTCAAGAAAAGCAACTTGTTGGTGCTGCCGAGTTCAACGGATATGAAGAAGTAATCATTCTTCGTGAAGAAGGAAAATCTGGAAAAAGCATCAAGGGAAGACCTGTTCTTACTAAAGCATTAGAAGACTTAGATAGTGGAAAAGCCGAAGCACTTTTTGTAACCCGCTTAGACCGACTTGCTCGCTCCACAAGAGACTTTTTAGAGATTGTAGACCGTTCACATAAACACGGATGGCGTCTAATGCTTCTTGATTTAGGTTTAGACACTGCAACATATCAAGGACGATTCGTTGTAACAATTATGTCTGCTATGGCTGAGATGGAGCGTGGAATGATTTCTATGCGCCAAAAAGACATTCATCAAGATAGAAGAAGCAGTGGTAAGCGTTGGGGAATTGATTTAGGACCAACACCACTTGTTTCAAAAGACATTGAAGAAAGAATAAATAAAGAAAGAGATGCTGGGATTTCTTATAAAGAAATTTCTGATAACTTAAATAAAGATGAGATACCAACTCTTCTTAAAGGTAAAAAATGGTATGCATCAACTGTTCGTGACATTTACTTACGTTATAAATCAAGTAGTTAGAGTTACTTTCCTGTAAAATTATCACCACAATATTCTTCTGTGGTGGGAGATTTACTCTATGATGCGGCTACGCGCTGCTCGCTTTATATCTTTGCCTATTTCTAAGAAAGTAATAATAGGCTTATTTGGGTATCCATTTTTTGTAGTAATCTATTCATTACTTGCTCCAACACAAGCACATGCTGAAGAAGGAGTCCCTCAAGACGGAGGTGGAACGGAAAACAATAACTCGGTTTCCAGTGCGTCGTCGGGAGGTGGTCCACAGGCTTCTTCAGAGAGTTCAACGCAAGAACCATTGGCTGAAGCGGCAACTGCTGTAGCAACGGCAGTATCTAATGTAGCAAGTCTTCAAACACAGATTACTCAAATTCAGGAGGTAGCATCATCAATACCCCAAATACCACAACAAGTTTCTCAATCTATTCAAACTGCGACTACATCAGTACAGGACGCATCTAGCGCAACAACATCAGCAGCAACAGCAGTTAGCACGGCGGAAACCGCGATTGCAACATCGCAAACTGCCAATCAAACTCTGGCCGAAGCAACCGCCTCAGTTACAAGCCAAACAGCGATAGTAACAACAGCGCAAACAACTCTTACTCAAGCATCAGCAGCAGTAGATGCTCAAGAAGTAGTAGTTGCCTCTGCCCAAACAACAGCAACCACAACTCAGGCGGCAGCGGATGCAGCCAATACAACAACAACTACAACAGAGACTTTTACTAATAACACAACAAGTGTAGTTACAGTAACCACTGGCGGGACAATAGTAACTTCTTCAACTGGCTCTACTGGTGTTTCTATAGGTGGAAACTGGAATACCCCGCAAACTGCTGGTCCTGGTCTTGTAATTATTAATCCAGCCAACAATGTTGTTATTGACGTAAACCCATCGAACACTGGAACAGTTACACAGGTGGTCATGGGTGTATACGCTAAAAATGGCGATACACCAATTATTACAACAAATACAGATGGAACCACAACCACAACGGTTATGGACAATAACGTATCTACTCAACTTCAGTCTGTTCAATACACCACAACCGAGACTGTAACTGGCACAAATATTGACACTGTCACTATTATAAAAGATGCTGATTACTACATTATTGACAACATTAAAGTTACAAAAACATCTTCAGACCCTGCCTTAGTTGCAGCGGCTCAGCAAGCAGCAACAACTTTATCTACAGAACAAAGCACACTTACAACGCTACAAACAGCAGAAGCAACCGCAACAACAACTCTTTCTACAGAGCAAGCAACTCTTACAACTCTACAAGCAACACAAAGCACTGCTCAGACAGAAGCAATTACTGCCGAAACCACTATGGAAACAGCAACCACCACTGCTCTTTCCTCTTCCGAGACAGCAACCGCCTCTGTAGCAGAGGCAGTTGTTATTGTTGCTAAAGCGCAAGTAGTTGTTTCCTCAGCAGCGATTGAGCAAGCATCTAATGCTTTACAGACAGTTGTAACTTCATCAGATGCTCTGCCACTACAAAAAACAGCAATAGTTTCACTAGTTGACGCTGCGGTTGATGCAGTCGTTGAGGCGCAGGAAGCCATCGAGACAGCAACAGAATCTATGCAGACAGCAGAGACTCTTGCTCAGACGGCCCCCACAGTTGAAGAAGCAACAGCAGTAGTTGCAGATAAGACAGAAGTTTTAGCGCAAACACAAGCAGCAGTAGATGCTCAAGAAGTTGTTGTTGCTAGCGCAACTACAACAGAAGCGGCGGCTCAAGCGGTAGTTGATGCTGCTACATCCCCTGGGTTGAAGGTAGAGGTCTACAACACTCAGGGGCAAAATAATGCTCCAGTGCTTCCAACAAACGCGGTTCCAATTCACACTGCTACAGACACAAATGGAATCAATGAGCAATGGGGTAGCGGAATCGTTGCTGGCTCTAGTCGTGGTGAAGATGTAATCGTTAAATATTCTGGACAACTCACTGCCCCAGTAACGGGAACTATCTCTCTACACGCTCCAGGCGATGATGGAGTAAGAGTTGTTCTTGATGGCAATACTGTTATTAATGACTGGTTTGATAAGGGCGGGGGTGGGTCCACACAGACCTATAACGTTGTAGCCAATGACCCGATGGACTTTGTTCTTTGGTATTACGAAAATGGCGGCGGCGCTTGGGTCCAGTTCTTCTGGAACTTGGGAGCAGGAAATGTAATAGTTCCAGGCTCAGCATTTACTCAATCAACTGCAACATCACAACAACTTCAAACATTAGCAACAGCAGAAGCAGTCCTTGCTCAAGAGCAAGACGAACTTGAAGTCTTGGATTTAGCAGAAGACGCAGCCCAGCAAGATTTGTTAGATGCGCAAACAGATTTAGCCGATGCTGAAGAAGCAGTAGAGGCTATGGAAACTGCTATTTCTGACGCTCAGATTGCAATAACAAAGACAGTAGAGGCTATTGCTGCTGTCCAAACTGCACAGACAACAGTTCAACAAGAAGTAATTCTTCAAAGCCCAATCGGTGCGCCATCAAACATTGTTGTTACACAGTTAGAAAACGGTGATGTTCAAGTTTCTTGGGACCCACCAACAGGTATTATCTCACCAGAGCGTTATGCAATTTCTTGGTCTGTTGGGGATAGCGGTTGGGGAATTGCAACTGGTAACGCAGGAGACGCCAATGCTCTTAATACAAGTATTGTTCTTTCAGCATCTTTGTTTGAAGGAACTGGTGGACTAGACACTACCTATCAAATTTCTGTGCGTTCTGACAATGACACACTAGCAAAGTATTCAACTACAACAGCAACTCAACTGTTTGTTGTTGACCCTACTCCAGAGCCAACTCCAGAGCCAACTCCAGAACCTACTCCTGAACCGACTCCCAACCCGGAACCGACTCCAGAACCTCAACCTGAGCCTCAGCCTGAACCAGAACCTCAACCCAATCCTGAGCCTCAGCCTGAGCCTCAACCAGAGCCACAGCCTGAACCTCAACCCGAGCCAGAACCAGAACCGCAGCCAGAACCACAGCCGGAGCCAGAACCGCAGCCAGAACCAGAGCCAGAGCCACAGCCTGAACCTACCCCTGACCCTGAACCTGAACCAGAACCACAACCAGAGCCAGAACCTGAACCAGAGCCAGAACCGCAGCCAGAACCGGAACCCGAGCCTGAACCAGAACCTGAACCCGAACCAACTCCCGAGCCAGAACCAGAGCCAGAACCACAGCCAGAGCCTGAACCAGAACCACAACCAGAGCCAACTGACGACATCCCTTCTGAAGAAGAAGTAGATAGTTTAGTTGACGATGCAATTGGTGATGGAAAGATTTCAGCAGATGACGCTGAAAAAATTCTTGATGCTTTAGGAGCAGATGGAGAAGTTACTGCTGAAGAGGTAAACAATCTTGCTGATACTTTGGCAGAAGATGGAAAACTTACTGCTGCTGAAAAAGATTTAATTGCTGATGCTCTTATTGAATCTGCCGATGGGGCAGCAGTAAGTGCTGAAGCCATCCAAGAAGCAGGGCTTACTTATGAAGACCTACCAGCAGAAACTCCAGTAGAAGTTCGCACAGATGAGAACGGAAATGAAGTTGTTATTACTGCTGAAGTTGCTGCTGCCCTTCAACTACTTGACAATCCAGTAGAATTATTATCTGAAGTTTTTGGCGACCCTGCTCAAGCGCTACTTGCTTTGTCAAGTCTTGGCGCAGACATGAGTGAGGAAGAGCGCGAAGAAGCAGAGAAGATGGTTTTGACAGTTGTTGTAGCAGCACAGGCTGTTCAAACTGCTTTAGGAGCCGCAGCAGCAGCAACAGGTGCTGCTGGCGGTGGAGCACCTACTGGTGGAGGAAGCAAGCCTTCTTCTCCTAGAGGTGGTGGAGATGTTGGAGTTTCAGGTCGTGAAAATGGAACTCGTCGTAGAGCAAAAACAACTAAAAAAATAACAAATAAAAAAGTAAGAACTAGAACAAGGAGAGTGAAGTAATGAGAGACTTCCTAAGAGATGTTTTAGACCAAGTCTGGACACTACTAGGCATGTTCATTGCTTGGCTAGTTCTTGACGGGTCTGCAAAGACAGTCGTAGGGTGGGCAATTATTTTCTCTATGGTCGTTTGGTGGTCTACATACCCAATCAGACGCGATAGAGATGAAGACGAGTAAACCCTCATAACCATTGAACTCTCCGTTATGATAGTGCTACCCACTATTTATAATGGAGTTGACAATGAGCGCAGAGTTGGTAGAGCAATACCGAGTAATGATTGAACCACTTCTTCCTTTGGCTAAAAAGGCTTATGGTTCTAGATTTCAAAACACACCAGCCCACAAAGCAAGTCGTGAATATACAAGACTACTCTGCGAGTTCTATGAACAAGGTGGAAGTCTTCCAGACCTGGCTAAAGTTCTAAAGGTTGCCTATCCAGGAGTAAGACGACGCGTGGTGATGGAAAATGTTTCCATTCAACAAATCAAACCACACAAGAAAGCACATAAATCAGAAATTCCTGCTGCTGTTGAAAGAATAAAGACAGCCAAACAAACTGGCGGCGTTGAGGCGTATCACGCACAAATTGCCGAAGAATATAAAAATGGATTTTCTCTACAAGATTTAGCGAAAGGTCTAGGACTTAGTTCTGCCGCACCACTTTATTATGGTGCTCAGAGAAGTTTGCAGAAAGGAAACTAGTCCGTGGGACAGAGCAAAATGGAATGGCTAGCAACCCTTCCATTAGAAGAGCAAGAAAAAATCATTGGTCTTATGGACCCAGAACAACTTCAATGGGATTGGCGTGCCTGGGGTAGACCAGAACAAATCGCTCCCGATGGAGATTGGAATATTTGGGTCTATCTTGCTGGTCGCGGTGCTGGTAAAACTCGTGCCGCATCTGAATGGATTCGTGAAGAAGCAAGGTATACAAATACTGGTCAACGAAGATTTGCTCTTGTAGCAAGAACAGCAGCAGACGTTCGTGACGTTATTGTTGAAGGTCAATCTGGAATTATGAATATTTCTCCTCCAAGTGAGAAACCTTTATACGAGCCATCAAAAAGACGCCTTACTTGGCCAAATGGAAATGTTGCTACTTGTTTTACGGCAGATGAACCAGATTCTCTTCGTGGTCCTCAATTTACTCATGCCTGGGGAGATGAGGTCGGTGCTTGGCGACAAACCCCCGATGCTGCTGGTATGACTGCATTTGATAACTTGCGTGTAGGAACTCGTCTTGGTCAAAATCCAAAAATTATGCTCACTACTACTCCTAAAAGAATTCCTCTTTTATATCAACTTATGGATGAAGCCAAAAAGCCTGAGGGAAAAGTTATTATCACCAGAGGCTCGACTATGGATAACAGAGGAAATCTAAGCCAAACATACCTTGATGCCATCATGGGAGTTTACGAAGGAACATCTCTTGCTCGTCAAGAACTTTATGGAGAGATGATTGACAACATAGAAGGAGCGCTGTGGTCTCAGGACATGATTGATAGTGCCAGAGAAAAACTTTTTCCTCAATCAACTCCGCTTCGTGTTATCGGGGTTGACCCGTCGGTTGCTGAAAATCCAAGAGACATGTGCGGAATTGTTGTTTGTGCTTCAACAGGAGAATCAGATTTATATAAAAGACATTCTTGGGTTCTTGAAGATGCAACTATCCATGGCTCACCAGAAGTCTGGGCGAATAAAGTTGTTGAGATGGCCCGCCGTTGGGGCTGCCCAGTGGTTGCTGAAGTAAACCAAGGTGGAGCACTTGTTCGTAGTGCAATCAACTCTATTGACCCAAATGTTAAGGTTTTTGAAGTGCATTCAAAGCACGGAAAGGCTTTGCGAGCAGAGCCTATTGTTCTTGCTTATGAACAACAAAGAGTTCACCATGTTGGTTATCTTGCAGAACTAGAAGACCAAATGACCTCTTGGGTTCCAGGAGAAGGAAAGTCTCCAGACCGAGTAGATGCACTAGTTCACGCTATGACAGCACTGCTTATCAAGCCGCCTCAAGGCTTTGTTGGAGGAAAATTAACTGCTAAATCTCCAGCAGCAAGAAGAATTCCTGGCGTCAAAGGTGGAGCAAAAATATTTCGTTCTCGTTAGAGTCCGTATTTTAGTGCAGCCATTCCTATTCCTGCGATTGTTTCATTTTGAACTATGCGAGGAGGGAGCATAATTCCTTTTACAACGGCTCTAGTTCCAGTTCCTTCAATTTCCATTTGCTTATCTCTTAGTTTTCTAGTGAATCCCATCTGACTAAGACCAAGTTCTCCACGACGCTGGCTCCAAAGTTTGTATGTTAAATATAAATCTGAAATAACTATAGAAGCCTCTGTATTTGGCTTTGTTTCCTCTTCCAAAAATAGACCAATTCTGTCTTCTTCTTTTTGGTAAATTTCTGATGCTTCTTTTACAACTTTGCACCAACCAAGAGCATCCATAGAACTAGAGTTGAGATACTTAATTGCGCCCTCAACAGCCCAAGAAAGAACAGCAGGTAGTGCTCCCTCAGCATCAAAAATATAATCTTTTAGCCCTGGGTCTGGCTTTTCTGGAACATGAGCAAAAGGAACTGGTCGAATACGGCGCCACATAGCATCGTCAGTAATGATTGGTCTGTGGTTAGTTGAAATCCAAAGTTTTGCATGAGACTCAAATGAGAAAGGCTTTTCTCCAGGAGAACGGCCAGTAATAGAAGAAGAACCAGTTAGTCGCTTCAAAGAGTTTTCTTTAATTCTTTCAGAGTCAGGTAATTCATCAACCCATACAACACGACGTCCACGAAGTTGCGCCCAATAGTAAGCATCCTGCTGAGAGCCTCCTCCTTTTCCATCTCCCAGTGAAATAACACTTGTATCAAAAGGCCAAGAGTATTGCTGGGTTCCTAAAGCCTTTACTAGTGCTTCAACAAAAGTATTTTTACCAGAACCAGGAGGTCCATAAACTAAAAATAGTAAGTCTAAATTTTTGTAGCCAGTTAAGGAGTATCCAGCGGCTCTTTGAAGCCATTCTTGAAACTCAACATCTCCTCCAGTAGCGTAGTTCAAAAATTGTTGCCATCTAATATTTGTTTGTCCTGGTATATACCCAACTGGACAAGTGCGAGTTATGTATAAATCAGGACTGTTTTTAATTAGTTCACCAGTTCGTAGGTCAACTACACCGTTACGAACACCCAACAATTCAGGGTTCTGGTCCCAATCTTCTACTTTAAGACGAATACGGCTATCCGACTGAGCAGAGTCAATAGCAGAATTCATTCTTGCCATTGATTTTGAGTCATTTCCCCAGCGGACTGTTTTTAGGATTTGGTCGTCTTCAGTGTATTGCTTACTTTCAGAGACAATTATTGAACCAAGTTTTTTGGTTAGTTCTTTAATATCAAGTTTTTCATAGTCTGGTTTCCAGTGATTACCGTCCCAGTGGAACCAACCAAGTCCTTCTGTATAACGAATCATTGGTTTGAAAAGGTCAACTAAACGACGACCATTTCCGACATCAGTAAGGCTTCGTCTGCCAGGCGTCCCACCATCTTCTTCATACAAAGCATCTTGGTCTGGAGCAATATCTAGATTTCTATTGAGAAGGCTTTGTTCCATAGGAACACCTGCCTCAATAGATTCTTTGAGACCACTAAAGTTTTCAATAGGAGATAGTGAACTTACTTGTGATTTAGGAGAGACAACTCCAGTCATAGCGACTAGTTCATTAGATGAGTTTTGTGTTCTAGTTTCTTCTTGAGATTTTTCTGCCCAAGAAGTAAGGGCTTGTTCCTCTTCAAAAGATGTTCCAGAAGGCCAAAACATATTTGCCTTAGGGTTTTCTGCCACAAAATCAATTGCTCTTCTGGTATGCATTAGAAGACTGTTAGTTCCTTCTAACGGCATAGGAGGATTTACTTTTTCAGCGTTGAACCTAATCATTGTAGTTTCAATCGCTGTCCGCTGTGCTTCAGTTTGAACACCAATTTTATTTGCTAAAGATAGAGCAATTTTATAAAGACCAACGGCTCGCTCACCCTCTACCAAACCTTTATCAAGAAGTTTGTCAATATCTAAACGCTCTCCACCATACTGAAGTTCGTCAAAAATATTGTCCCAGTCTCCAGCAGAATAACTGGTTCCTTTCTTCTTTCTGTTCTTTTTACGCAAAAACTGAAGCAGTTCTTCTGGAGCCTCTGCTATCTCAATCTGGTCTGGACGCTTTCCATCAACCCACTCGTATGTGGTTCCTGAATAGTGTTTTGATGGTGCAATAAGAACATATCCGTTGTGCTTAATATCAACACCACGAAGTCCAACTTTTTCAAGATTTCCAATTAAATCTTCGCTCGGGTCACATTTGTAATACAGATGGCGACCACGAACTGCCTGTGAATTTACAGTGTAAGTTCCTGTAAGAGCCTCAATAGTTGGCGGAAGATTGCCTTCAACAAGTTCTTCAAATTTAGTAAATGAATCAGTTCCATCAGACCGCGGGTCAATATCAATAACTAAAAACCCACTTGGCCTACATACAACACCAATATTGTAGTTCGGTTCTGTATGCCACCAACGCCTAATTGTTTCTATATCTGAAGTGGCTGCTTGATTCCAAGAAGTTACTGGATGCTTTCCAATATCCTTTGGTTCCGCGTGAGAACCACGACATGTGCATTTGTTTCCTTCAGTAATTCCATGACAGGGGACAATCTTCCAACCCAGATTTGCGTACCATTCGGCAGATGCCAGGAGCAAATTGTTGTTTTCAGATGTCACTATTCGTCACTCTCTTCCTCTTACTAGCCCAAATGTATGGGTATCAAGTTTCGCCCCTGGGATGCCATTAGTCAATAGGGACTATACACTTAATTTGTAGTTTTTGCTGATGAACCCGCCGTAGAACCGATACTAGCCAATACCTGTATACAAAGTATGGCAAAATAGTGTCTAAGGCGACCATGCCGAAAACCTAATGGGATTGTATACAATGTTTTCTCAAATGTCGCCTTTGTCAGAACTTTTGTTTGTTGTCGGGGCAATAACTTCTTTAGGCGGCTTTGGCTTAGTTATTTATAAAATTGCAAAAAGAATTGACGCTGCTATTGGTGTAGATGGGGAAGGCAGAAGTCTAAGCGAAAGAATGGAAAAAGTTGAATATCAACTTTGGCCAAATAGCGGAAAATCTTTAATGGACAGAGTGAATCGTTTAGAAGAGACAAGTAACAAAGTATCAGCAGAAATTGCTATTGTCAAAAATTTAGTAACTATTTTAGTTGACTCTCACGTCACAAACAATACTCCTAAAAAACCACGCAGTCGTAAAAAGGCGTCAGAATAGTTTTTTAGCGACACGCCGAATAGGTATCTTCCTATAGTTAAGGGTTACCTGTTAGGCTACCGTTCACAAACCCATCGTGGTTTGCTAGAAACGGAGCATAACTCTTATGAGTCTTGCAGAAAGAATAAATAAAGCAACACTTACAGGTCCAGGACTACCTTGTGGCATAGGGAAGTTAGTTTCTGAATTAAATGATGTTGATAGGGAAGCCCTACTTGCGCTTTTCAATGCTAGCCCGTATCCTAATGGAGTATCTAATAGATTAATTTTTAGAATTTTAGAAGAAGAGGGATACAACATAGCATTTGCCTCTATTAGATTGCATAGAGGAAAAAATTGTAGATGTTTTATTGGAAAAAATAGTTCCCATCGGACCAACCCAGTCACAGTTCCAGCAGTAGAAGAGACACTAAAAAACACACAGAAACGAGCGGGGGCTAAAAATAAATGAAAAAAGTTGCTGAGGAGAAAGACCCAAACTCACTCCTAAAAGCAATACATGAAAAGTTGTCCTCTCCTGGGACTACTGGAAGTGATATAAAGCAGTCGGCTCCAGCAGAAGAGTGGCGACCTAGAATTGAACTTGATGAAAACGGCGGGTTCTTGGTGTCAACACCAAGAAAAGATAATAACGCTGATTCGGAAGAGATTCTCAAAGAATTTAATTTAGACCCCAAGCAGTGGGCTGTTGTTGGAGTTAGAACTAGTAGATGGCAAAAATATGACGAAGATTGGCTTACTTCATACAGGCTTACATTAGTTCCTAAGGCAGTAGAAACCGCTCTTAAGGAAGATGTTGAAAAAATAAAGAAAAAGTTAGAAACATGGAAGCCTCTTTCTAAACCAAAGAAAAAACAAAAAACTGGTTTGGCTTTTATTGTTGCTCCAAGTGACCAGCAAATAGGAAAAAGAGCAAGCGGAACTGGAACAGACGAGATAGTAGAAAGAATTCTTGATGTAACGGAAAAAGCAGTTCATAGGTATCAAGAGTTAGAAGCAGCAGGAAGACCTCTTTCAAAAGTAGTTATTGCTCTTCTTGGTGACCACGTTGAGGGAAACACTTCACAAAACGGAAAACTTCAAAGCACCTACGCATCCGACCTGGGACTTACCGAACAAATTAGAGTTGCTAGACGAGTGCTGCTTGCACAAATCAAAGCATTTTCTGAAGTATGTCCAAATATTGTTGTAGCCGTAGTTAATGGAAATCACGACGAAGTAACAAGACAAGTAAATGTTGACCCAGCAGAAGGATGGAATACAGAGATAGTTAGCGCTGTGTCGGATGTCTGTCGTGAAGTAAAGGAACTTTCTAAAGTAGAGTTTAGGTTTCCACAGAGCGGTCATCAAACTTTAGCCTTAGATGTAAATGGAACAATGCTAGGACTTTTTCATGGACACCAAATGAAAAGTGGTGGAGCACTAAAATATATTTCTGGTCAGGCTGCTGGAAATACTCCCCTAGGCCGCTGCGATGTGTGGCTTTCTGGGCACTATCACCACTTTAGGTCAGAGGATATTGGTCAAAGATTTTGGGCACAATGTCCTACTTTGGATGGTGGCTCTGGCTGGTTCAGGGATAGGGTTGGCCTTGAATCAGACCCTGGACTATTGACTATGGTTCTCGGGGAAGGACATTCCCCAAAGCAAGACATTAGTATAATTAGCACTAACTGCTGATTGATTTTTGTCTCAGCGTCAAACTCGCGTGCTTAAAAACAACGTAAAATTAGAACAACAATAGGCGCATTGTATCTTGTCCGCTTTAGGGGTCATGGAGTGTAAATGAGTTTTTCGGGCGACGTGACTACACGACGGATAGTTGGTCAGTTCAAAAAGGTAAACGGCCAACCTGCGTCTGGAACTGTCACATTCTCTGCGTCTAGCAAGATTGAGGACGATAATGACGAAATCGTCTTGTCTGGTCCTATACAAATATCTTTAGACAATACTGGCTATTTTCAAGTAGACCTTCCTACAACCGACAACAGAGACTTATCTCCAATAGGTTGGCACTACACCGCAAGAATTCGTATTTATGGTGCTAAAGCCTATGACTTTGATTTTTATTTACCAGCAGGTGATGGTAGTTCTGTAGATATAACAAAAATTGACACAGTAAGTCAGAGTGTTTCGTCTCAGGCTGCTGTAAATGTTCCAAGAGGTCCAGTCGGACCTCAAGGTTCTACTGGTCCTGCTGGTCCTATTGGTCCAACAGGTATTCAAGGCCCAACCGGACCTTCTGGTGGTCCAACAGGTCCCACAGGTGCAACTGGTGCTCAAGGAATTCAAGGAGCAACAGGTGCGACAGGTGCGACAGGTTTACAAGGACCAACTGGACCTCAAGGAGTTACTGGTCCATCTGGTTCTCAAGGTATTCAAGGAAATGTTGGTGCTACTGGTGCGCAAGGCCCTACAGGTGCAACCGGTGCGCAAGGTATTCAAGGTGAAGTAGGTCCAACAGGAGCCACCGGTGCGCAAGGTATTCAAGGACCTACTGGAGCAACAGGTGTTCAAGGTTTAACTGGTGCTACAGGTGCTACAGGAGCAGCGGGAACTTCTGTAACAATTATTGGCTCTCTTGCATCTCCAGCAAATTTACCTGTATCAGGAAATGCTGGCGATGGATATTTAATCAATGGCAATTTGTATGTTTGGGACGCAATAAATTCTGAATGGGACAATGTAGGAAATATTCAAGGACCTACAGGTGCTGTCGGAGCGACTGGCGCAACTGGCGCAACTGGTGCGCAAGGTATTCAAGGACCTACTGGCGCAACTGGTGCGCAAGGTATTCAGGGTATTACAGGCGCTACTGGTCCAACTGGTGCGCAAGGTGAAGTTGGCCCTACTGGCGCAACTGGTGCGCAAGGTGCAACTGGTGCACAAGGTGTTCAAGGAAATGTTGGACCGACAGGTGCTATTGGCGCAACTGG